GGTTGGTATGACAGTTGCTGTAGCTGTTTCCGTAGAGGAAGCTGCAAAGGCTGGTAAGTTCTAAAAAAGCTAGTATTTATGCGGTTTCTGTTTCTGCTGGAATGTGCCAAAATTAGTGCGTAAGACACAAATAAGACACAGGTAGAACACAGTTGTAGAACACAAATAATTGCCCCGGGAGATTATATGTTCCCGGGGTTTTTGTTATTATTGTATCAGTTCTATTTCCTCTTTTAATTGATTTAAAGTTCTGTGTGTATAAACTTTTTCTGTCACATCCTCGATAGAATGACCAACTATCAGCTTTATGATGTACTCATCCATGCCAGCATCTTTTGCCAATGTAATAAATGTATGTCTTGTATCGTGAGGGCGGTGGGAGAGTTTTAATTTTCCCATGACCTTATTCCAACGGCTTCTGTATTTGTCGTATGTCATGCACATACCAGACTGACTATCCGGATCATTGAATAAATAATCGGATTCCAATTCTTTAGCCTGATCTACTCGTTTTATGATCAGATCTCTTATTTTTGAATGAATAGGAACGCACCTGTTGCGCCCTGCATCAGTCTTAAGACCACCGAACATGGTATTATTTTTCAGGTCAATATCAGCTATTTTCAAGATAGACAGTTCTTGTGGTCGCCATCCGCTGTATATACCAATTAGAATCATATCAACAACACCATAGTTTATGTTCTCCCAGAGTAGATCTATTTCCTCTGGTGTAAATGGAACACGGATGATCTGAGGCTTTCCACGCTTGATGGAATCACACATCTGGGCATAGTTCTTATCAACAATTTCCAGCTTCATAGCATATTTGTAGAGCATGTTATAGAGAGATTTCATTCTTTGCTTCGTATTCTGGCCGACATCTGCATCACGGATTGTTCCTTCCAAGTGATTTGATCGGATATCTTTCATTCGCATGTCCCAGAGTGGCTTTGAATGATTGTAAGCAGATACCCATGTTCTTGCGGCAGATGGTACAATTTCCTGAAAATGTATATCTGACCATTTTTTATATACTTCTGCAAATGTAATTGTATTGGTTTCTATATCGTATGGATTTTGATTGTAAGCAGACAGAGCAGCAAGAGCATCTTTTCTGGTAGGGTAGTAGCCGAGGGTGGAAAATAGCTGTTTAGCTTTTCCGGTTTGCTCGTCTACGGACCATCCTTTTGTAACTCTTACTCTCCATGGATTTCTACGTTTTCCTGACAATTTGGCAATACCGCCGTAGCCATTTGGTAGTTTCATATTATCCCTCCAAGTAAAAAGGGTATAAAAATACCCCTGTAAAAAATGGAAGGCTTGTGATATAATGTAGTTTGCTGATACGTTATTCATAAGCCTTCGGTTTGTGGGTAACTTCCCTCAGATGTTGGTAGCATCTGGGGGATTTTTATATACTTTTTTCTTTGAAAATAGAACATTGAATATTCTAATAGTTGTTAACAGTGATAATATATGTGTTCCCTGACTTTATTCTGTTTATCTTTTTTTCTTTTTCCCATTGATAAAGTATGTCAGCAATATTATTTTTTATCTCTGGTTCAAAATGAGAATATATATCTTTTTGCAGGATACCATTATTACTATTAATAAAAACGTACAGGTTTTCTTCTAAATTTTGCAGTAAATGTTGTTTTTTTTCATATTCTTTTTGTAACTCAAGTAAATTTTCTGATAAGTCATTATAAGTACTTTCAAGCTTAGCTGTGAGAGTATCTGTAAGCAAACAGTTATTGCACCAATATGCAAAACATTCACCTAGAGAATTACATAGTGTTTGAATATCGTTAATATATGATAATAAAGATTTTAATGCAGAATATTTATTTTTTGGAGACTTATTTATACTGTCGTTCCATTCATTTAAAAAATATTTATATTCTGATTGGGTTTTATCAATGAATTCTTTATTTGCGGATATCCAACCCCAAGGGAGTTCACCATCTATGAGGTGGGTTAATGGTTCTCCAAATGAATTCAGTTTTTCATTTTTATTTGTATCTCTTTTGGTGTTGTTTTTCTTTTTAAACATATTTGGTATTATCATATGTATCTTTATTCCCCCTTTTTACAAAATACATGCGCATAAGCCTCAATGGTATCTACAGAGCTAGTGTGTTTATCGAAGTCCGCTCTGATGATATGATTGAGTGCATGGATATAAGCATCGTTAAGCTGCTCCTGTGTGAATCGTGTATTAAGAAAGATAGTATATGAACCATCTTCATTGCAGGTAACAGTTTCTTTAACTTTTGTAGTCTTCAGATCCATCATCTGTACATTTATATCATACAATTAACTCATCCCCCTTGTAACATAGTCGTAGATACAATAACAAATACCGTGGGATGTTTTTTGTACATTATCGTTTCTCTTTATTCTTGAGAGCCATGAGCATTGTGTGAACTGTCTCCAAGTCCTCTGGCTCTGCGTCCCTTGCGGCATCGAAGAGAAGAGAGAGTTGCTTGTTTTCAAAGATCTCCTGTGCCTTTTTAGCTGTTTCCGGATCAAGATAATATTCATTTTCTTCAACATGTTCTTTATCTTCAATTAGGTTAGATCTCTTACAGTTGAATATATCACACATGGCATCTACTTTATCCATTCTTGGTGATTTAATACCGTTGCACCAGTTGTATACAGATGTAGTTCCAACATTTAAGCGTTTTGCAAGTTCAGCCTGTGTCATATTATTTTTATTTAAGTAATATCGTAGATTTTTAGCAAATAATTTATTAAATTCCTCGTATGGCATATCAACACCTCCTTGCAATGCTCATTATACACCTAAAGGGAATTTGAATCAACTGAAAATGAAAAAAAATCACTTTTAGTGTTGACATCCACTTAAAGTGATGGTATTCTGATATGTGAAAGGAGATGATAACAGTTGCGTAGTGTTAAGATTACATTAGCTGCAGCAAGGGTAAATGCTGGAATGACACAGGAAGATGTTGCGAAAAAGCTTAAAGTGAGTAAAAAAACTGTGATTAACTGGGAAAAAGGTATAGTTACGCCATCTTTTGCTATACTGGATACACTATCTAGATTATATAAGATGCCATTAGACTATATTTTTTTGCCTAAGAAATCCACTTAAAGTGATAGAAAGGAGAAGCATAGTTGATAACCAAAGAAAAAGCAGAGAAGATAATCGCCCTTGCAGAAGGTATGACACATGCAGAGTGGAGCAGAATCAACCATATCGTTGTGACTGGTTTTGAGACACAAGAAGCCAAGTTGACCTTTGAGCCACCAAAGGAACTTGACCTCCTGCTTAAACAGAATTTTATTCCTTGACAATCTGAATAAATGCTGGATTTATTCGATAGTCTTTGCCCTGGTACTGGATATGAATGTAATCGTACTCAAAGCATTTTGCATATCGTGAACCATTTTCATATTTCAAGTTCTCTTTGAAATATGTAACAGGATCCTGGCAATCTGCAACGGTAGCAGTTTCGGTTATATCTACCCATTCACCAAGTAAGCAAGCATAAATTCGCATAGTTTCACCTTCTTTCATATGGATTGATGCTTGATGCACCTATGGAAATTATAGGGTGAAATGGTGAGGATGACAAGAAGAAAGGAGAGGCATGCATCATTACATAACAAAATACACGGAGAATGGGAACAGATACGTTGAATCATGGTTACAGATCAATCTGCCATTTGGTAGATGTATTTGTTTCAGCAGAAGAAGAGTAAAAATAGAATCATGTTAAGCACGATTATTGGCATAGCCATTGGAACATTTGTCGGAAGGTTGATTTTCGACATTTGGAAATCAAGAGAAGAAAGGAGAAATCGACATGGTAAAGAAGATAACACCGAATCAGGCGGCTGAAGTGATGGGATGCTCCCCTCAGTTTATCCGGATTGGAATGCAGAGAAACTTATTGGATATAGGTGATGCGATCAAGATGTCAAGCATCTGGACTTACAACATTTCTCCCGGGAAGCTTGCGGCGAGACAGGGCATCACAATAGAGCAGTTAAATGATCTCATAAAGGCTATGGGATGAAAGAAAAGGGGTGAGTTGGTAGTGAAAAAGAAGATATGTAAATGTGCTGTTGGAATCATGTTCTTTATTGGCTTCATGCTTATATATGGAGCGGCAAGCTCGGTGGCATTTGCGGAAGAAATGAGGATCATGGAACCGTGGTATGCGCACCTTGGACAGGCATTTGCCGGAGTGCTGCTGACACTCCCTTATCTGGTAGACAGGAGAAAAGCATGGTTGAGATGAAAGTGTTATCAAGCCATGAAGAATGGCTCAAGGCAAGAACAAAGATAGGTGGTTCGGATGCTTCGGCTATTGTGGGAATGAACCCATATAAAAGCAATGTGGAGCTTTGGAAAGAAAAAGCATATGGAATTGAACCGGTGGATATATCGGATAAGCCATATGTGAAATATGGAACAGAAGCTGAGCCGCTGCTCAGGGAATTGTTCAAACTGGACTATCCGGAATACCAAGTGTGTTATGAAGAAAATAATATCTGGTTCAATGACAAGTATCCGTGGGCACATGCAAGCCTTGATGGATGGCTTATAGATCAGGATGGTCGTAAAGGCATATGGGAATGTAAGACCACGAATATCTTACAGTCCATGCAGAAAGAAAAGTGGGATCACAGGATACCGGATAACTATTACATACAGGTGCTGCATTACCTGATGGTAACAGAGTTTGACTTTGTGGTACTTAAGGCACAGCTTAAATCTGTATATGGAGAGAATGTGTACTTACAGACAAGACATTATCCGATAGAGCGGTCGGAGGTTGAAGAAGATATCAAGTATCTGATTGAGGAAGAATCAAAGTTCTGGGAGCATGTACAGATGAAAAAAGCACCGGCACTGAAATTACCGGAAATATAGTAAAGGGGTGAGAGAAAAATGTATTACAGAATTTGCAGTAACTGCGGAGCGAATCTTGATCCGGGAGAGCGATGCGACTGTGAAGAGGAGAGACAGAAACAGACAGACCGGATCATTAGCATGATGAAAATAAACAAAGATGGTCAGTATGAACTGGCTATGGTGGGAGGATGTACATGGAATTAAGAGTGAATGAGGTAACAATACCGGAGGAGATTAAAGTTTTAAACTTTGAAGAACTTAAGGCTGAACTTAAGGATAAGGCTGAATACTATGGATCTCTTTTATATACAGATGAGCAGATCAAGGATGCTAAGGCAGATAGAGCAATGCTGAACAAATTTAAGAATACAGCGAACTCTGAACGTATCAGAAAAGAGAAGGAATATATGAATCCGTTCAATCAGTTTAAGTCTCAGATTAATGAGCTCATAGCAATCGTTGATAAGCCTATTGCAGTGATAGATGAGAGAATTGCTGCTTACAATGATGAACAGAAAGCACAGAAGAAGAAAGCTATTGAAGAACTGTTTGCCGGCATGGGCTTTCAGAGTTTCGTTACACTTGAAAAGATTTTTGATCCTAAATGGCTCAATGCATCTGTATCAATGAAGAGCATAGAGGAACAGATGCGGTCAAGAATGTACCAGATTGGTGATGATGTGCTGACACTTCATAATCTGCCGGAATTTGGCTTTGAGGCGACAGAGGTATACAAGCAGACACTTGATATAAATAAAGCCATCAAAGAGGCGCAGAGAATGGCAGAGATCGCAAAGGCAAAGGCTGAAGCCGAGGCTAAAAAGAAAGCAGCAGAAGAAGCACGAAAGGCAGAGGAAGAACGCAAGGCAAAGGAGATTAAGGAAGAACAGACGGTAATTGCACCGGCAGAACCGAATGAGCAGGCTGTGACACCGTCTGAACCGGTGCAGAGTGCTGACAGCACACAGGAGAGAATGGTAGTCAGATTTGAGGTATTACTCACAACGGAAGATGCTTATGCATTGAAAGAGTTCTTTAAGAGTAGAAGCATAGAATTTAAAGCTATTTAGGAGGTATACAAGATGATTAAAGCAGTAAGCGGATTAGTATCAATAAACGGATCAGCACCGATGATTATATCGGAGTTGGCACTCACAGTGAAGGCAATAAGAGAATCACTTGCTAAAGAGTATGGAGAGCCAGCTACAGAGCAGTTGATAAACAGAGCTATGGAAGTATCAAAAGCCGAAGAAGATCTTGACGAGAGCATGAAAGGTCTCATACAGGATGTGTGCACCATATTGGCGAAAGCCGATAGTAACAAGGACAGTACAGAGGATCCGGCATCAATTTTCGAAGATGCGTTTCTCAAGGCATTAAAAGACATGATCATGCATTAGGAGGAAAAGTAAATGGCAGTTAATAATAGTTTAGTGAAAAAAAACAAGGCACAGCAGAATTTGGGAATCACAGCATACCTTACACAGGATGCTATAAAAAATCAGATTAATCAGGTAGTTGGTGGTAAGAATGGACAGCGTTTCATTTCTGCAATCGTATCAGCATATAACACCAACCCTACACTTCAGGAGTGCACAAATCAGTCGATTCTTTCAGCAGCACTTCTTGGTGAGAGTTTACAGCTTTCACCATCTCCACAGCTCGGACACTATTACATGGTTCCGTTCAATAACACCAAGGCAGGCACGAAGGAGGCACAGTTCCAGATGGGATACAAGGGATATATCCAGCTTGCAATCCGATCCGGTCAGTATAAGAGATTGAACGTAGTAGCCATCAAAGAAGGTGAGCTTGAGTATTTTGATCCGCTCAATGAGGACATCAAAGTCAATCTCATGGTTGATGACTGGGACAAGCGTGAAGAAGCTGAGACAATCGGCTACTATGCCATGTTTGAGCTGACAAATGGATTCAGAAAAACATTGTATTGGAGCAAGGCACAGATGCTTGCTCATGCGGACAAGTATTCACAGGCATTCTACAAGGACGCAGGAAAGGTCAAGACAAAGTACGGAGAGAAGCAGAGAGTATCATTTGCTGACTATGAAGCTGGCAACTATGACCCTCGTGATGCATGGATGTATTCCTCATTCTGGTACAAGAACTTTGACGGCATGGCATATAAGACAATGCTTAGACAGCTCATAAGCAAGTGGGGTGTTATGAGCATTGAGCTTCAAAAGGCCTTTGAGGGCGATATGTCAACATTTGATGAGAGTGGACATGCTACATATGTCGAGAATGACAATGAGGAATATGTTGATACCACTGTAACAGATGCACCGGAACAGCAGGAAGAGCAGATGACACAGCCGGATACAGGTAAAGATCAGCAGAGTGCTGACAGCACACAGATGAATGCTGCAGAAGCTGCATTGTTCGGATAAAAGAGATATTTGTTCATGGCATATACATTGACACATCACAGATAAGTATAAGCCATTGTAATATTTGCATTCCCTGTCACCCGGTAAGGCGGCAGGGAGAAAGGAGCATTGATTGATGAATCCACAGTGGATAAAGAGCGCATCGTTGAATAGCAGAAAGTACAGGAATAAAAAGGTTGAGGTCGATGGGATTTTATTTGATTCCAAGAAAGAAGCAAACCGGTACATGGAGCTTAAGCTGCTTGAGAAAGCAGGAGAGATCACAGACCTCAAGAGACAGGTCAGATACGAGCTTATACCGAGACAGAGAGAACAATCGACTGAAATGTACAAGGCTGGGCCTCATAAGGGCGAATATAAGCCCGGTAAGGTCATAGAACAGAGCTGCTACTATGTTGCCGATTTTGTCTACAAAGAGGGTGATTGCATAGTTGTAGAGGACACCAAGGGCATGAAAACGAAAGAATATGTAATTAAGCGGAAATTGATGCTCCACCGTTATGGAATACGAATAAAGGAGGTATAGAGGGTATGATGACAGACCTCATTGAAGAGAAGAAAAAAGAGCTGATATCAACACAGGATGTTGTTTATGAAGTCCTTGAAAAAGATATAGCAGCAAGAAGTAGTGATAACCGGTTGTACTATCTCGTATGTAAGCAGATTGGAGAAAAGCATGGATACAATATTGATCATGTTTCTGTGCCAAAGTTCTTCCTGCATCTGTCAGAGTTCGGCTTACCAACAACCGAGACAGTGAGACGCACAAGACAGAAGATACAGGCGGCAAATCCGTGGCTTGCCGGTAACAGATGTGTGCGATCGATGCGGCAGAAGAATGAGCAGGCTTTCAGGGAGTATGCAAGAAAATGAAAGGAGCACAGTGACTATGAGTGATAAAAAGAGCTTCGTCTTTTATACCGAATATAGAGAGCATTTAGAAATGCTTCCACCAGAGCAGATCGGTGAGTTGATGTTAGCTCTGATTGATTATCAGGAGACCGGTGAAGTCCCTGATCTGCCAAAGGGTAGTGCTCTTGCTATGTGCTTTTCATTCATTAAGAAACGGATGGATAAAGATAATACCAAGTATGAGGAGAAATGTGAGCGCAACAGATCCAATGGTAAGAAAGGCGGCAGACCAACAAACCAAATGGTTATTTCAGAAACCGAAGAAAACCCAAATAAACCGAATGGTTTATCAGAAAACCAAACGGTTATTTCAGAAATCAAGAAAAACCCAACCGAACCCAGAAAAGCCGATAATGATAATGAATATGATAATGATATTGATAGTGATAATGATTGTGATAATGAGGAGTATATACATACTCCAGAAAAAATATGTGCTAACGCACATACAAAAAAGGCGGTCAAGTCACCCAAGAAGCCAGAACCGGTCGTGTATAGTGATGTGCCGGAATTGGATGAGGCTATTCATGAGTTCATTAAATTTCGCAAGGGCATGAAAAAACCGATGAGTGACAGGGCAGTCACCTTGATGATGAACAAGCTTGAGACATTATCCCATGACAAGTATGAGCAGGTACAGATACTGAATCAATCGATCATGCAGGGATGGACAGGGGTATATGAGCTTAAGGGTGAGAATAAGCAGTATTCCCATTCACCAAGAGCAAGTAACAACCGGGTAGCGGATCAGTTGGATGAATCATACAAGATGATGGCTGAATGGGCGCAGGAACGAGCAGAAAAGGGAGGCTTCGCAGATGAAGAAAGAGATGGATAATTCAGCAACAAGAAAAATTAAGTTGATCGCAAGACATTATGGCAAGGGTCGTCTGGTCAGACAGTGTATTTCATGCTTTGCATTATTGATCAATGTTTTTACCTGGTGGTGGAACAATGAGACGACTAGGAGAGAGGCAAGAAGTGAAACGGCAGAAATGAACAATACACTGGCAGAGCAGATCGCATGGGCTCAGATCACAACTGCTGCACTGGCAGAGTTATTCGACATAGCAGATCAGGTCGATGAGCAGAGAGAGGTAGTTTTGACTGAGCTTATCGAGAAAGCCAAACAGGAGATCATTTATGAGCATGAAACAAAATAAACGATGTAACACCTGCAGACACAACCAGACCTGTACGCTTTCAGATACAGGCAGAGTATTACATGTCTGTGATCTTGATAATTCGTACATAGATGAGATCCGGCAGATGCATGGCAGGTGTGAAAAGTGGAGAGGAGTAAAGCGGAATGACGGAACAGGAGTTTGCGAAGTTCGCCATGGGGCTGAAAACTTATTACCCCAGAGAGAATCTACTGCCGAATAGACCGGCAATGGAACTCTGGTACAGACAGCTTCAGGATCTGCCGTATGAAGTGGCAGAGACAGCACTCAACAAATGGGTATCAACAAACAAATGGTCACCATCCATAGCTGAGATCCGGCAGATGTGCTGTGAGGTAAGACAGGGAGAGATACCGGCATGGAGTGAGGCATGGGAGACCGTTTTACATGCGATCAGAATGTATGGATCATACAGACCGCAGGATGCAATGATGACACTTGATGATCTGACCGCAAGGACAGTGACACAGATCGGCGGATTTGTGAATATTTGCAGGAGTGAGAATATCGACATTGACCGGGCGAATTTCAGAATGGTCTATGAGGAACTTGCAAAGCGGAAGCAGAAGGATGCGCTGATGCCGGCAAAGCTCAGAAGTGCGATACAGAAGATACAGAGCAACAGCATGATGATGTTGGAAGGGAGAGAAGATAATGAAAAAATTTGAATTAACAAGTGAATTTAATCTTAACTTTTTTGGTAGAAAATTTTTTAGAATTAAGGCTCTCGTTAATATTGAGAGATACGGTGTAAAAGCTGGTGATTTAGGGGGATGGGTAGAAAAAGAGGACAATTTAAGCCAGAGCGGTAATGCATGGGTATCCAGTAATGCTAAGGTATCCGGTAATGCGGTGGTATCCGGTAATGCTAAGGTATCCGGTGATGCGGTGGTATACGGTGATGCTAAGGTATACGGTGATGCTAAGGTATCCGGTGATGCATGGGTATCCGGTGATGCTGATTATGCGGTGATCAAGGGCTTTGGAACCGTATATAGACCAACAACATTTTTTAGATGTCATGATGGTGAGGCAAGGGTTACATGCGGCTGCTTCTATGGAACAATTGACGAATTCCGGGAACAGGTTAAGCGAACCAGAAAAGGTAAGGTTGCAGATGAATATCTGAAAATTGCGGACTTGATGGAATATCATTTTAAGGAAGAGGACAGTGGTGAGAATGTATAAATGCATTGACTGTCAGGCAGAGTTCGAAGAGCCGGACATGGAAAGAGAGCGCATTGGTGAATATCATGGACAGCTGGCATATGAGTACCGGGCTATATGCCCCTTATGCGGATCCTGTGATTTTGAGGAGTTGAAAGAACTCCGGAGCAGATAAAAATAAATTAAAGAAAGGAGCTGAACCTCCGGCCGGGGTAACGATATATCGGGTTCCTTTTAAAAAAATGAATGAAGAAAAAGATGATTTGATCCTTCGTGTATTTGGCGAGGATGGAGAACTGGACATTGATAAGCCAGATGAGGGGCTTGCTGAGTACAAGCAGCGAAAGAAAGAAGCGAGAGATCGCATGATTGCGCTGCAGAGACAACCGTATGAGGTCAAAGTTGCACGATCAAAATTAAGAGCCTATGAGTTCATAGAGCAGATGGACAAGCGAGATAAAAATGCTCATGTGAGTGTGGGTGGACTTGATAGTATCACACTACACGTATTCCTGAAGTCGATAGGAATCAATGTTCCAGCGGTATCGGTATCATCTCTGGAAGATAAGAGCATACAGAGGGTACACAAAGCTCTTGGAGTAACGATTTTGAAGCCGCTTAAGACAAAAGTAGAAGTGCTCAATGAAGTTGGATTCCCGGTTATCAGTAAGAGAATAGCTGGCAAGATTGCCCTACTTCAGAACCCTACAGAGAACAATAAGACAGTCAGACATGCAATAATCACAGGTGAATGCGGAGAGCTTGGACACTTCCAGAAAAACAGTCGCATGAAGCTTCCACAGAAGTGGCTTAATCTGTTTGGCGGATATGAGAACGAGAATGAAGGGGTTATGTATTACAAACCGAATTTCAAGGTATCAAATGATTGTTGCTATTATTTGAAAGAAAAGCCATGTGACGACTGGGCAAGAGAACATTCAAGTTATCCGTTTCTTGGCATGATGGCATCCGAAGGTGGTCAGAGAGAAGAAGCTCTCACAGATCATGGGTGCAATTACTATGGCAAGACAGTAATGAGATCAGCACCATTTGCACCATACCTCAGATATGACATTTTAAGACTTGCGCAGGAGATGGATGCCTGGTATCACGATCACACAGATGTGTTTGCAAAGCTTTATTATGAGCAGCCATACAGCAAGGACAAGGATGGAAATGTAATACCGTATGAACCGGTTGATACGATCATACCGGCTATATATGGTCAGATTGTGAATGATAACGGAGAACTTAGGACAACAGGAGCACAGAGAACCGGATGCAGTATGTGTGGTTTTGGAATCCACATGGAAGAACGACCGCACAGGTTTGACAGGCTCAGAGAACGGAACCCAAAGGAATGGGAGTTTTACATGTACCGGTGCTGCACGGATCCGAAGACTGGTGAGAAGTTCGGTTGGGGAAGAGTGTTAGATTACATAGGTGTCGCATGGGAAGATGAACCAGCGGTACAGATGAATATTTATGATTACCCGGAGGTGCAGCCATGATAAACGGAGAACTTATCGTTGATAACTTCGCCGGTGGTGGTGGAGCATCAACAGGAATTGAGATGGCTACAGGGTACAGTGTTGATATAGCAATCAATCATGATCCGGAAGCCATAAGGATGCATAAGGTCAATCATCCAAACACAAAGCACTACTGTGAAAATGTGTGGGCGGTTGATCCAGTGAAAGCATGTGAGGGGCATCCGGTAGCTCTTGCCTGGTTCTCCCCAGACTGTAAGCATTTCAGCAAGGCCAAAGGTGGCAAGCCAAAAGATAAGAACATCAGAGGGCTGGCATGGGTAGCATGCAGATGGGCGGCACTTGTGAGACCGAGAGTGATTATGCTTGAAAATGTGGAAGAATTCAAAACATGGGGGCCACTCAACAGAGGACATCATCCAATAAGGGCAAAGAAAGGCGATACATTCAGACAGTTTGTAAAGCAACTTAATGATCTGGGATATGAAGTACAGTTCAGAGAACTTGTGGCGGCAGACTACGGAGCACCGACCAAGAGAAAAAGGTTCTTCATGATCGCAAGATGTGATGGAGTACCTATCATGTGGCCAAAGCCTACACATGCACCGACAGACAGCGAAGAGGTCAAGATGGGACTGCTCAAGCCTTATGTTGGAGCATATACACAGCTTGATTTCAGCCTGCCATGTCCGAGTATCTTTGATACATCAGAGCAGATCAAAGAGAAGTATGGTATCCGGGCGGTGAGGCCACTTGCACCAAAGATTATGCAGAGGATTGCAAGAGGCCTTAAGAAGTTTGTTCTGGATAATCCAGAGCCGTTCATCATTCAGTGCAATCACGGCGGTGAGAGAAAGCCACAGGACATAAGGGATCCAATGCCGACAATCACAGGAAAGCACGGATATGGAGTTGTAGAACCGAGGCTTGCACCTTATATGGGAACAAATACAACCAATCATCCCGGTGGAAATTGCAGAGAACCGATACATACGATTACCACAGGGAATCAGCAATGTCTCATAAGCCCTACACTTATCCAATACCATTCGGAGACCAATTCAGATGAGGTAAGAGGTCAAGGTATAGAGGATCCGATCATGACAGTAGACAGTTCAAACAGATATGGCCTTGTGACTTCATTCCTTAGCAAGTTTTACAAGACAGGGATAGGGCAGGATGAGAGAGAACCACTCCATACAGTGACAACATCAGCCGGACATTTTGGAGAGGTCAGAGCATTCTTGATTAAATACTACGGAGAGGGTACAGGTCAGGATATAGAACAGCCGCTTGATACAGTGACATCAAGAGATCGGTTCGGGCTTGTAACAATCCAAGGTGTTGAGTATCAGATCGTGGATATTGGTCTCAGAATGCTTGAGCCAAAGGAGCTATATGGATGCCAGGGGTTCCCAGATGATTACATCATAGATCATGACAACACAGGTAAGACATATTCAAGAAGTGAACAGGTTAAGAGATGTGGAAATGCAGTCTGTCCACCTATACCGGCGGCGATGGTGAGGTCGAATCTTCCAGAGCTTTGCTTGAGAAAAAGAATGCCAAATATACGGATAGGAGAGGATGACAATGGGCAACTGTGTTTTGTATAGAATAGATAAAGGAGAAACAACATGACAAATTTTGAGATAGAAATCACATACAACATGATCTGCCGACCGGGGCAGGTCGTGCGGATCCATACAAAAGAAACCACCAGTGGGCGGAATTTTATCATGACATGGAAGAAATGGACCATTGTGGAGGTTCACGATCATCACATAGTGATGAAGAGCGAATACGGCTACCGGGAGAGCTTCACCAGAATAGATATTGTTGAGATGATCAGGAGAGGAGAGATTCGATGGAAATAGTACCAGTACAGGATAAGAGCTGTGAGACATGCAAATACCAGAGCAGATATAAAACAGATGAACCATGCGCACACTGTACCAAGAATGCGACGGATAACTATGAGCCAATGACAAACGGAGATTATATCCGGTCGCTCAGTGATGCAGATCTTGCGCAGATTGTAATGTGCCCGAATGAGATAGGGTTTGATGAAGTAGAATGCCACAAGCATGATAAGTTTTGCCAGGAATGTACATTGAACTGGCTTATGGCAGAAAGAGAGGTTGAGGTGGATGAAAATATATGAATATAAGGGCAAGCATTATAGTGAAGAAGACACGTCTCTTTATGATGAGGATTATGGTGGAGATTTATATGATCTGTATTGGGAATTAAAGCAGGATGGTGAATGTGATGAGGATACGGTTTATTATGCACAACCTGATGGAGAAAATAACTATTCAAGTCCAGAAGAATTGATTGAATCAGAGTTTTCGGACTTAGTAATTGATGAGGAGGAGAGTGACGATGATGAAAGATAGGTATTTATTCAAGGCAAAGAGAGTTGATAATGGAGAATGGGTTACAGGATATTATGTAAAAGGTTTAGATATGTATGACAAAGAAGTTCATCTAATATTTGAACCTGCCACAATATTTTATTCTAATGGCGAAACAGATGGGTGGAACGAAATAGACCCGCCCACAATCTGCCAATGCACAGGCTTAAAAGATAAGAATGGTAATCTTATTTGGGAGAATGATATTGTAAAAGATTTCTTCAGTGATGCGTGCGCACCAATTAGATATGGCAGTTATCAAAACTGTTTTGATAGCACAAAAGCAGAGCATATCGGATTTTATGTAGATTGGTCGGGAAAGTATACTAAATATTACAGAAAAGATTTTGGTTATTGGATTCATATGGTTGATATAGAAGTTATTGGCAACATATTTGACAATCCAGAATTATTAGAAAGTGAGGAATAATATGACAGAGCGTGAAGCTATCGAAGAACTAAAATATGATTGCAATGAACTTGGTAAAGCAATTCCATGTGATACTTCATGGGGAAGTTCTTTTGAAAATGCTTATGGAATGGCAATACAGGCACTTGAAAAACTTGCAGAGTATGAGGACTTAGAGAAGCATGGCAGACTTATCAAGTTACCTTGCAAGGTGGGGGATACAGTATGGGATATTGACTATGGCATACCTTTTGCATGTACAATAACAGCCTTTTCATTTGGTGAATGTGAAGAATACATTTGTGAACCTGTTACAACAAAAGAAGTCGTATTCTATTATGCAAAATCGAGTGGAAGTATCACAGGAAGTTTTGCAGAAAGTGCAATCGGTGAGTCGGTATTCTTGAACAAATCCGAAGCAGAAGCAAAACTGAAAGAATTGAGAGGTGGAGAAGATGAATGATAAGCAGAGCAATCTAACAGTCAAAGAAGAGGAAGATTTACAGAGTGTGAGAACAATAAATATAAATAAGGCTAAGGTCGATAGCTTAGAAATAATTGTACGAACGATAGATGATAAGCCTTATTATGAATTGAAGTACAGACTGGTTGGTGAAAAAGACTATTCTATTGGATATAGTTCTTACGATTTAAAAATTGTATTAGGTTGCATTGATAAATATTTTAAAATTGTGAAAAGCGATAAGCAGACCAATGCAGACAGAATAAGGAATATGTCGGATGAAGAGTTGGCGAGTGTACTATTTAGTGGTTGTATTGATTCTATGAATTTGGAAAAGTGCCCTTGTGTTAGTGAAAGTGAACTCGATAACGATAAAATTAGAAAAATGTGTAAAAAATGCACACTTGAATGGCTTCAATCAGAAGCGGAATAGGAGAAAACATGGCTAAGTCGGATAGAAAGTTACATGAGGCAAGAATGGCTGGTGCAATATGGATCATGAAGCTGATCGAGGATAAGGGCATGGAAGAGGCTAAGAAAGAGCTTGCAGCAAGGAGAGCCATGTTCATTCCGTTAGAGATCAACCAGGCACAACTGGAAGAATCAGTTGAGAAGATCAAGATGAATACGATCGATACTGTGCTGATCATGTCCTGTATGGTGTTGAGAGATGAGTTTGGATTTGGACAGAAAAGGATCAAACAGTTCTTTGACCGATTCAATTTGAAGACAGAGTGTATATGTGATGGAGATGTGATCTGGGATGATTTCATAGATGCACTGAGGGAAGAAACCGGAATAGAGTTCTCCATCAGAGAAAATAAGTAAGTGAGGTGATAAGATAGTGAATATAGCGAAAGAGTACCTGAAACAGGTCGAAACGCTTGATACGAAAATACAGCAGAAGAAGATAGAATTAGATAGCCTTAAGGACAATGCAATAGGCTTGGGAGCATTTGACTATTCCAAGGAGAAAGTACAGACAAGCGCATCTGAATCATTGAGCGTGAAAGTAGCGAAGTATGTTGATTTTGAGAGAGAGCTGCAGGAGGATAATGCCAGATTTGCGGAACTCAAGCATAGAGTGATCAATCAGATCCACAGTTTGAACAATCCTATCTACATGAAGATTCTGTTTAAGAAGTATATAGAGTACAAGTCATTAAAGGATATAGCATCTGAAATAAAGTATTCATATGACAGGACAAAACATATTCATGGAGTTGCTCTTGAGGCATTTCGGATAAAGATTTTGAAAAGTTGACACCAAATAGCACCATTTAGCACCGAATAGCACCTAGCAACTGTGATATACTGTAGTGGTAAAATTATATAGTATTGATTCATAAGGGACATAGCCGTTGCCATAGGTTGTGTCCCTTTCCTTTATGCCCAGTGGTTATACAAACCCTCTCCCACCCCTTTAATGTGAATGATAATCTCTTGCCACTGGGCTATTTTGTTTGAGGTGTGATATGAGTGAGATTAAAAGGTTTGAGGTCGTGAGGCCTGAATATAGTTTTGAATACATACATCCTGTACTTGGTAGATTGGCATTACCGATAGCCATGATAAAGGTGATGGTTAAGTGCACTAAGATATACAAACTTCAGCCGACTATAAAGTTGGGTGTGAAAGTAAAGAGTGTATGTAAACCGCTGTACAAGATTGTGATCCCGAAGAGAGTGAGAAAGAAACAGAAGTAATAGAAAGAAGGTGTGACATTATGGCTAAACTGACAGCTAAACAGCAGAGATTCTGTGATGAATACCTGATTGACCTTAATGCCACACAGGCGGCTATAAGGGCGGGATACTCAAAGAAAACAGCATATAAGGCAAGTGATTGGCTGAATGAAAAAAGCCAAGAAAAACCAAGTTCAAAATTTAATAGAGCTATGAGGGAGTACATAGACAATAGACTGGCCGAGAAAGAAAAAGCCTTAATTGCCGATCAGGACGAAGTCCTTAAGTATCTCACTTCTGTGATGCGTGGTGAAAGCGTATCAACTGAGATAGTTGTTGAGGGCACTGGTGATGGGTGCTCAGAAGCAAGGGCAATGGAGAAAGAACCATCGGAGAAAGAACGCTTGAAAGCTGCAGAGCTTTTAGGTAAGAGATATGGTCTGTATACCGAGAAGGTGGAGGCTGATGTAGATGCGGATCTCAACATTAACATCGACTATGGCAATGATGACGATGCCGGCGGTGATGCTGATTGAATATTAATATAAAAGCAAATCCGGGGTTCAAGGAAGTAGACCGGAGCAAGAAGCGATATATCGTGATGAAAGGCTCTGCAGGATCAGGGAAGAGTGTTGATACGGCACAGAATTACATATTGAGGCTAATGCAGGACAAAGGCAGAAACCTTGTTGCAATGCGGAAATCTGATATAACAAACAGAGATAGTACATTCGCTGAACTGACCGGATCTCTTTATAAGATATTTGGAGATAAGGTCGATAATTATTGGAAAATCAATAGAAGTCCGTTGAGCCTTACATGTAAACATAACGGAAACCAGATTATATTCCGTGGCATGAACGACGATAGACAGCGTGAAAAGTTGAAGTCAATCACATTTCCACGGGGTAAACTTACGGATGTATGGCTTGAAGAAGCCACTGAATTTACGCAGGCAGACCTAGAGATAATAGATGACAGATTGCGTGGAGAATTGCCACAAGGGCAGTTCTACCAGATAAGAATGACCTTCAATCCAGTGAACAAAAACCACTGGATAAAGAAGGTCTTTTTTGATAGATACGATCCTGATGTGTTGACACATCACAGCACATATTTGGGGAATCGCTTCATAGATGCGGCATATCACCGCCGTATGGAGCGCAGGAAAGAAGTTGATCCTGAGGGATATCAGATATATGGACTTGGAGAATGGGGTGAGATAGGCGGTCTCATTCTGCACAACTGGGAAGTTGCAGAGGTATCTCAGAATCTTAATGATTACGATGATATAGCAATAGGTCAAGACTTTGGATTTAATCATGCCAATGCCATCCTTCTCCTTGGTATTAAGGATGACAACATATACATCATAGATGAGATATATGAGCATGAGAAAGAAACAGCGGAGATCATACCGCTGGCAATTAAGCATGCTATCCCAACTAATAAGATTATGTGGTGTGATAGTGCAGAACCGGACAGAATAAAGACCTGGAAGGGTGCTGGATATAGAGCCAAGGGGGTTAACAAAGGCGGTTCAAACGGATCTGTAAAAGCGCAGATAGACTGGTTGAAAGGTGTGACAGATAAAAGCCATACAGTACGCAGAAGGATATATGTAGCCCCTCATTGTGTAAACACGATCAAGGAGTTGCAACAGTGGAAATGGAAAAAAGATGAAAAGACAGGCGAATATCTTGATGAGCCTGTACCAGTAATGGACGATGCAATGGCAGCTCTTAGGTACGGCATTGAGGGATGGCGCAAGTCTCGTTCATGGCTGATATAGATTAACATGAAGGAGATGGAAAAGGTGTTAACCACTGATGAAATAAAGGTATTGATTGATAATGACAAAACATCAGACAAGAAGCAGTTTGCCAGAACAGGCGAACGCTACTATGACGGAGATCACGATATAAACAAGTATAGATTGTTTTACTACAATGCAGATGGCAAGTTAGTAGAAGATCTAACACGGAGCAATGTGAGGATATCGCATCCGTTCTTTACGGAGCTTGTTGATCAGTGTACTCAGTATGTGCTGTCTGGTGATCGGTTTGTTGTAGCAGATGATCAGAAGCTACAGACCTATATGGATAACTATTTTAACAACAATGATAGCTTTATATCTGAACTATCAGATTGTATCACAGATAGTCAGGTAAAGGGCTGGGCATATATGTATGCGTACAAAAATGCAAAAGATAAGATGGCATTTGCGGCGGCTGATGCGCTGGATGTAATAGAAGTCAGAGAAAAGGATGCGGACGATGGATGCAAATATACGATATATCATTACATTGAACGTATCGACAAGGGCAGAAAGATAATAAAACGCATACAGGTATGGGATGAAAAAGAAACATGGTTCTATACTCAGGTTGATGGTGGAGATATACAGCTTGATGAATCAAAGCTAAATCCAAGACCGCATGTATTATATACACAAGGAGATAAGAAAGATGCTACTTACTTTGATGGATTTGGGTATATTCCATTTATCCGGCTGGACAACAACAAGAAGCAGTTCTCAAGCCTTAAGCCTGTTAAGCCCCTCATAGATGACTATGATTTGATGGCATCAAGCCTGTCAAACAATCTCATTGACTTTGATTCCCCAATCTATGCAATAAAAGGATTTGAGGGAGACAATCTTGATGAGCTTCAGACAAACCTTAAGACAAAGAAGCTTATAGGTGTAGGTGAGAATGGAGATGTGGATGTCAAGACTGTTGATGTCCCATATCAGGCAAGACAGGCGAAGCTTGATCTTGACGAGAAGAACATATACCGGTTTGGTATGGGGCTAAACACCGCCGGGCTTAAAGATACATCAGCAACTACGAATATAGCAATTAAAGCGGCCTATTCACTTCTGGATCTGAAAGCAAAAAAGATAGAGAAAAATCTCAAGAAGATGCTGCGTAAGCTGGTTGAGATAGTCGTAGATGAGATTAACAATGCGGATGGAACCGCCTATCAGGTTGAGGATGTCCGGTTTGAGTTTACCCATGAGATTATGAGTAATGCGCAGGAAAATGCACAGATCAAGCTGACAGAAGCACAAACCAGACAGGCAGAGATTAATACGATCTTGAGCGTTGCAAATGTGCTTGATGATGAGACTGTAGTTAAGGCTATTTGCGATTGGTTAGATATTGACTATGAGGAGATAAAAGACAAGTTACCGGCAAAGGAAGAAGACGATACGAAAAAAGCGCAGGATCTGTTGAAAGAGGTAAATGTAGAGACTGGTGGTGAAGAATAAAGATGGAGAATATTACATATTGCAAAATAGATAGCAATTTGAGAAAGATTACACTTCCGGAAAATGAGAAGATACTCGGAGTATATCATGATAAAAATGTGACAAGAAAGCATTTTAAAATGCCGAGATATTATCAGGATAATGACATGTCTGAGTTCAGCATAAAGGTCAATTATGTGAATGAGGACAAGGAAACAGATTGTTATGCCGTTGATGATATGCTCTCAACTGAAGATTACATTACATTTTCGTGGCTTGTAGGTGCTACAGCTTGCAGAGTCCCAGGCATGGTTGGCTTCGTGATCTGCTTTACAAAGATTGATGAGGAATCGAATATAACGCAGGAGTATAATACAGAGCTTTCAGTTTGTAGAGTCCTTGACGGCTGCGAACTTGGAAAGGCAATAGACAGTGAACAGGAGAAAGACATCATTGCACAGTTTGTGAAATATTTGATTAAGGTCGATTCTACTTTGTCCATATCCGGTGAAGCGGCAGATGCAAAGGTCGTTGGTGATTGGTTGAAAAAGATAGAAGAAACGGAAGAAAATCTAAAAAAATCTGTCAGTGATGGCAAGACATTGCTTGCGGAGGCTATCACTGAAAAAGGAATTGATACCGCAAGCGGTGATTCGTTTGCTACGATGGCTGAGAATGTTAGGAAGATCCAGACAACCGGTTATGGTGTGAGCGGTTATATTGATACAACAATAGAAACAAGTGGTGGAATATTTGCAATTTACGGATTGTATACCGTTGAAGAACAGGAGGCGAGTTAATGAGTATCTTAGGGTACAAGATTATAAATCTGTATAAAGTAAAAACAGCAATTGGATCAAGTGCAGAAGAATATGAGGCTGATATAACAGACGAGAAGATGCAGGAGATTGCTACAGCATTGGGCTGTAATTTACAGATCATGACAAGCGGTAGCAAATGGTTGTTGTACAAAGGCACAAATACGGATAATGGTTGGTTGTGCCAAATCGTGTCAAATTATTTTGAAGTAAGGCGATACTTGAATGGTCAAGTAACGACAAGTTCAACCACAGGCACTAATTTACAGTGCCGTGTACAATTTACGGTATCGACACAAGTTAAAAAATTGGTGTTGCGTTACTCAAAAGGTAAAAACGGAGCTACCATTTTTGAGTTTACAAATTATGAAAATGTAAATCTGGCATATTGCATCGCAGATGCATCTGTCATTGGAACAGATGAAAAGATAAGTGTATATGGATATATTTCAGCCGGAACTTATATGCTCTCATTGTCAGATAGCACATCAGTAACTTACAATTTAAGTAATGTGTATGGATTTGCTGATAATCTCGTATTAATGGGGGCGATCGCATTAAAGGATAAGAATGCAATTATCGATGGTCTGTACAGATGTGACATCAATAAAAATACGGATGATCACTATGTATTTGGGTTGGATAATAAAAAATATATGGCGAGTGACGGCGGAGCACACATGAAGTGGGCAATCGAGCTTGATGATTCAATGTTAGAGTAATATGAACAAGAGACAGAAAGAAGTAATCGAGGAACAACTACATAACGAGAAAAAAACTATAGCCAGTCTGAAGAATACATATAAGCAGGCATTGAAAGACTGTGAGCAGAAGATCAGAGAGTTGTCTGCAAGAACTGACATGGAGAATTTGCAGAGCATCATATACCAGAAACAATATCAGGAGGCTTTGAAAGCACAACTTGAAGGTGCTCTAAGCAACTTGCAGTCTAACTCATATGCAACTGTGTCTGACTACCTGACCAAGTGCTATAGAGACGGATACACAGGTGTCATGTATGACCTGCAGCAGACAGGTATTCCGATCATCATGCCGATAGATCAGGCGGCAGTTGTGAGAGCTATTCAGACGGACAGCAAGCTCAGTAAGTCACTCTACGACAAAATGGGCGAGGATGTGACATACCTCAAAAAGGCTGTCAGGGCTGAGGTGTCAAGGGGTATAGCCAATGGATCAACATGGAATGAAGTAGCTGGTAAGCTTTCACGGCATATGGCAAATACACCATTCCAGAGGGCTTATAATAACTCTATCCGAATTGCAAGGACGGAAGGACACCGCATACAAGTACAGTCGGCTATGGATGCTCAAAAGATAGCTAAGAGTAAAGGAGCGGACATAGTAAAGCAGTGGGACTCTACGCTTGACGGCAATACAAGAGATCTGCATAGACTGCTTGATGGACAGATTCGTGAAATAGATGAACCTTTTGAGGTTGGTGGTCGTAAGGTCGAGGCTCCTGGGATGTTTGGAGATCCGGCAGAGGATTGTAATTGCCGGTGCTGCTTATTGCAGAGAGCAAGATGGGCATTGGATGATGATGAGCTTCAGCGACTGAAAGACCGAGCGGAATACTTCGGGTTGGATAAGACAAAGGATTTTGAAGAGTACCAGACGAAGTACTTTAAGGTGCCGTTTGAAATTGAGTATGAAAAAGATGTTGCAAATACCCAAAACGGTGATAGTATAAGAGATATAATGTTCAAGGCATCAAAGTCTGATGCTGGCATTATTAGAGATGAAAAAGCTGTTGTTGACGCATATTCACAGTTACCGGATAAAGTTCAGAAAGCAATGGCTGATGTAACCTTTAATATGGGGCAGAACGGCAGTAGTTGTGATGTGAAAAAAGGCATTATTAACGTTGCCAAAGGCGCTGAGAAAGAGGATATAGACCATGAATTTGGACATCTGATAGAAGAACGTATGCTGGATCCTAAAGTTGTGGAAAAGTATAAGAAATATTTAACTGAGGGATTAAGCGATAAAAATATTACTACGGAAATATACGAAAATGATGCAGGACAAAAATTTGCAATATATATTTTGCATGGCGATAAATTTATTAGCGAATATCAAGGCAGGTTATATGTTAGCCGCATATCTGATGCTGTTAATCCGGATGGAAGTATAAAAACTGAATTTTTATTGGAATCCACCTCAGAGCTTTTCAGAGTGTATCAAAAAGATAAAACAATCCTTAGTACATATGAAATCGGGTTAGTAGAGGAGTCTTTAAAATGAATTTAAAAGAAGAATTTTTAAATATTACATCGTATGAAGAATATGATAAACAAAGAGAAAAGTTTGGTACTTTGCCTCGTGATGCAGAATTTTTATCTCATTTAGACAAGTTGTATGGTCCAGGATACGTAGGCGGAGATATAGCCAATGGAGTTATAGAAGAACTATATAAACCCGGCAAAAGACACATAGGAGAAGAATAGAAAATAATGCTAGATGGATTACGAGCACTGTACAGAGATGTATGGTGTTTTTTTTATGCAAAAAATAGGAGGATGAAAGAATGCAGAAGTACATTGGAACAAAACAGATTGAGGCAAGACCGATGACAAGAGGCGACTATAACAATTACAGAGGATGGCAGATTCCAGCGGAAGAAAATCCAGCAGATGAAGGCTATCTCGTAAGATATTCAGATGGATATGAAAGCTGGTCACCGGAGAAGCAGTTTAACGAATCATACAGACCATGTGACAACATGACGTTTGGGATCGCTCTTGAAATGCTCAAGAAGGGCTTCAGAGTTGCAAGAAAGGGTTGGAATGGAAAGAAACAGTATATTCAGCTTGCAACGGCAATATCTTATAAGTCCATGGATGGGGATGTTGTAAATTGTGAACATGAGTCTATTGGAAATAAAGCTATTGCCTTTGTGGGAACATCAGGAGTACAGATGGGCTGGCTTGCAAGTCAGGCTGATATGCTTGCTGAAGACTGGGTAATAGTGGAGTAGAAACAGAATAATTGTTAATTCAGACCATGATAAAAACATGGTCTTTTTTATGCCCAAAATCGGCTTAAGGCGGTAAAACTGTGACCGATAAAGAATAACTCCGGCAAGAGTGATAACTGCCATGTGTGGCTACAATTAAAGCCAAGAAAGGATGGAACAATGGAATTAAAGGAACTGTTAGGAGAAGAATTGTACAAACAGGTACAGGCGAAGATTGACGAGAAGAACAGCGCAGAGACGGATAAACTCAAGCATGTAAGATACACAGATCTGTCCGAGGGCAAGTACGTCAGTAAAGAGAAGTATGATTCAGAGCTTGAAAAACTCAATGGACTGATCACCGGCAAAGACACGGAGATTGGCAATGCAAATAAGCTCATTGAGGACCTTAAGAAAGCGTCCAAGGGTGACGAGGGCATGCAGCAGAAGATATCAACTTATGAGACAGAGAATGCAAGATTACAGAAGGAGCTTGAAGAGACCAAGGTCAATTCAGCAATCAAGGTGGCACTGCTTGAGGCCCATGCGGTTGATACCGACTATATGACCTATAAGATCAAGACGAACCTCAAGGAGAAGAACGAGGAACTTAAGCTTGACGATGAGGGGCACATCAAAGGATGGGACAACATGCTCACCGACTTAAAGACACAGTTCCCGGCTCAGTTTACGGCTCCATCCGGCTCAGATGATGGCAAGAGGCACATCATTGAGAATAGACTGCCAAGTGGAGGTCAGGGCGGTGTAGAGCCTAAAAATTTGGCAGAGGCACTAAAACAGAAATATGAGGGTGACAGCACCCAGTAGAAAGGAATGGTGAAAAAACTATGGCAGCAATGACATTAGAAGAAATCAAAAAAGGTATGAGTGATAAGGTATTCTCACAGATCGTGGATATCTTCCTCAGACAGTCAACAATACTTCAGATGCTCACATTTGATGACTGTGTATCAGCATCAGGTGGTGGCTCAACAATGAAGTACAAGTATCTCAGAAAGGTACTTCCAGCAACAGCAGAGTTCAGAAAGATAGGTGGCTCTTACACTGCATCAGCGGCTACTAAGCAGGAGTGCGAGGCTAATCTTGCAATCATGGGCGGAGCTGTTCAGATGGACAGAGTGCTCAACAGGGTAGCAGGTAACTTTGACAATATGGCATATCAGATAGAGGAGCATATCAAGGCAGTGGTAAACCTCTTCCACTATACACTGATCAATGGTGATGCAACTACAACAGCATCAACAGATCACCCTGAGTTCCAGGGACTTGATTCCATGCTTGCGGGAACAACGACAGAATACGGCACAGACAAGGCTATTGATCTGTCATCTATCACAGCGATCAAGTCTAATGCTGATGAGTTCTATGAGGCACTGAGCCTTCTTGTCAAGACTACAGATGCTGATGCGGTACTCACTAACACAGAGATGATCACCAAGATTCAGACAGTGGCTCGTATCCTTGGATACAAGACAGAGAGTGAGGAAGCATTTGGAAAGCGTGTCACTACTATTGATGGTGTCAAGCTTGTTGATATGCAGGACTATTACACTGTAAGCAGCGGTGCTGCAACTGCTGGTCACGTAGTCAAGAAGGGACTTTCAAGAACCATCGCAAAGGAGAGCTCGGCAACAACAGGTCTTACAGACGTCTATGCAGTCAAGTTTGACGTAAACGATGGATTTCACGGAATCAGCCTGAATGGCGGTTCAGTGATTGATCAGTATCTTCCAAACTTCAACGAGCCTGGCACTGTCAAGGACGCTGAGGTTGAGATGATCGCAGCTACAGTCCTGAAGAATACACAGCATGCAGGTGTACTCAGAAATATCAAGATTGCATAAGGAAGGATGGGTGATTGAATATGGCAACAAAGGAAACAAAGATCGTAGAACAGACAGGTGAAGTTATTGAGCCTGTAGTGGCAGAGCCAAAGACAGAGAGTGAGCCTACAGGCTGGACAGTATCTGTTAATGATAACGCTACTTGGAATTGGCGCCGGTGGTGTCCAGTTCGCAAACGGAAAGGCAGAGATCACATCAAAGCGTATGGCAGATTGGTTCACGGAGCATGACGGGTATACTGTTATTCCTAAGAAGTAAGGCGGTGGTCATATGATCATGACTGTCGATGAACTTAAGAAGTACGTAGACACCAAGGAGAAAGCTCCGGTGCTTGAGGCTAAGCTTCAGGCACTTGAGCTCCTGATCCGAAAGTATACAAACAACAACTTCCAGGATCGGAACAGG